GAGCGTTTATATTCACGCCACCAATGGGGCGGAACTCGTCACCGGGAACACCGATTCGGGGGCTAACAATTTTATACACGGGACTCCTTACGCGGTCTCTGCTTGCATTGAGATTAGCAGTTCGTAAGCAGGGTAGTCCGCGCCACCAATAGAAACAATGACGGGGTTACCTGACTTCACCGCAACATTTTTGGCGAGCACTTTAGACGTAATCTGCAGAATGTCTCGCAGGGCGTCAAGGTTGCCCGGGCCCGAACCGATTACTTTCACTGGGAAGTTGAGCGTAACTATGTTGTAGTTCCACGCATCGAAAGACGGCGCGTCAATAAACACGCACGACGTAGTTATCTGACGGGGGTCTATCGCCACGGGAAGCCCTGTAATGGTCTTAAGCGTTGTTGAGAGGTCATCTATGGCCTCGTTAAAGAGGTCGTTGTATGGCAAAGGCATTAGGCGACCTGTGGGCGGTTAATGCCGAGCAACTGCAACACCATAGGCGTGATGCCGTTAGCGGGTGGTGTACCCATACCGTCAAACGATGCCAGCGCAGTGTATGAGCCTTGCTGACGGAAATACGCCGCGCCGATCATGATCGTGCCGAGGGTGACGTCACCACCGGGGGAAGTAGTAAGCGAGTCTTGCAAATAGCCCGCTTCGACACGCCTACGAAAAGCGAAAGCGTTAGCAGCTGCGGCGCACTGCACCAAAAGCGCTGCGGCGTTAGTGCTAGTCAAAGGGATGTCGAGATAGTTTGATATTTGCGTGTTCGTAATCCAAGTGCAGGTTTGCGTCCATGTGACAGTGCCCAGCACCTCAACCTCGTACTCAAAGTTTGCGCCAACATCAACGAACAACAACTGGTTAGCCCGTGGTGCGGTCTCATTGAACATGAGTGTTCCGTCAGTTTCGGTACCGACGTACTCGTACTGTGGGCAAGCCAACACTAGAAAAGTGCCGTCAAAACCGTCACCGAGGCCAGCGATAGTGATGCTTTGACCGGGCGTAATGTCAGTGTTCGTAAGCGTCTGAACGACTGCATAATCGTCCAAACGCATACGCGACGTGATGTTAAATACCGCCATGACGGTACCCGCCTTTCAATTAGGAGACGGTGATGCTTTGTACTTGTGTCGAGTCTGCGATAAACGTGGACACGTAGCCGTAGTAAGAGAATGTGCGACCCAAGGTGCTTGGAACTTCCACGCTCATAATGCCGCGTACTTGCTCGTAGAACTCAATAGCCTGACCACGAGCCACGACCATGGTGCCTGCTGCAAAGTTGCGGTCTGCAACAAGGTTTAAGCCAAATGGGTTAAACGTATTTGCAACGGTCACATTGGCCGAACCCATTGCGTTCACGCCCATAAGACCTGCAGCGCCTGTGTATGGGAACACTGGACGATCGTCTGCGTCGAGCTGTGCGCCAAGTGCTTGCCATACGCCGGGGGCTACGAAAATGTGATCGGGCAGGAAGTTTGTTGCAAGCAGAATGTTGTATGCGCTTGTGTAAATTGCGCTAATCAATGTGCTTGGGTCGTTTGCGGTGACCGACCATGTCGAACCTGATGCGGTTGCGCCTGCGGTAATTGCGTCGGCTGCCACGTTGTCAGATGCGAGCATGTACTGGCCTGCAAGGTCGCGCAAGATAATTTCCAATGCCGCAGGGCTGGTGAAGTCAATGTCCTGCACTGACAAAGTCACTTGACCAGCGAGCGTGGTCTTGGTAACAACGTTGGACGCAATCACTGGCGATGTTGCCGATGCAGCCACCAATTCGCCTGACTGTGCTGCCACGCTTGTGTGTGTTGTCCATGTTGGGCGAATCCATGTCTTGGACTGTCCACCGTCTGGCATAGCGCGAGCGCCAACGGCTGCGACTACTGGACGGATGTAGTTTAGATCATCGAACACGGGGCCAAGCACTGGAACGGGCAGCAAGCCGGGAGTATTTTCGGTGTTTACCGCACCGCCCGAACCTGCGGCGGCCTCAAGTGCCGACTGGTTAGAAAGCATGTATTCACGAGCTGCTGCTGACACGTTTGCGAAAGTTGTGCCACCGATGTGCATAGCGGCCATGTACTCGCCCGGGGTGGGAAGTGCAAACTTGCGCTTTGGCTGTGCAGGAATTGGTGCGGTTGGTGTTGCAGCTTCTACGACTGCTTCGGGCTGTACTGATTCCACTTTGGTCTCCTCGACTGGTTCTGATGTGGGTTCGGTGTCGGGTTCTTCTTGTGATGCTAACACAGTATTTTCTGCGCTTGCATAAACTTTCTCAATTTCTGCCCCCGCAAACGCAGGGATAGGTACGAGAGAAAGTTCTAGCCACTCGGCTTCGGTCACGATCATTGTGCCCTCGTCGTCATATGAAAAGCGTGTGGGGTTTACTCCAACACTGACAGAATCCAAAACACCGTCAAGGGCGAGGGTTAATGCTTCATCGCCTGCGGCGGTTGCCGAGATACGGGCGGCGAACATCATGCCTTCTTCGGTGTCTACACGCTCGGTTACGAGGCCAACGGGCTGTGACGAATCGTGGTACATAAACAGTTTGGGGGCTTTGCCTTCTACGGGTAGTGCGCCTTTTTCAAAACGTACTGCGGTGCCGTCACTGACTATTGCGGTCTCGCCGTATGGCACTGCCACGCCAGTGATTGTGCGGGTTGGGTTGTCTCCTGCTGCTGCGTCAATCGTGACCGCTTGGGCGTTTAACTTGATCATGCTCGGTTTTCTCCTGTTTCGACTTCTTCTATGTTTTCGTTGCGGTTTGTGTTGGCGGTTTCTACCTCGCCTAAGTATTCCTCAAAATCAAACTCAACGTAAGTACCTACGGGAAGAACGGCGTTGCCTGAGAGGGTAGAGGCGATGCACTCGGCGTAGGTCTTGGTGCCGTAAAGCCATAGATCTACGCGGGACTCACGACTATTGGTGTAGGCGTAAGACCCAGTAGGTACGCCAAGTAGGTACGGCGGGATGTTGCAAATCTGCGCCATTTGCAGTGCGCTAAACTGTGCCGACTCAATTAAAAGCATCTTGTCCGGAGTGGCCGTAGTTGCTTCATACGTTAGAAACTCGTTTAGGGCGGCGGTTTGGTTAGTTTGGCGGGCGGCGTTAAAGGCTGCTGCAAGGTCGGCTAATTCTTGTGCGCTCAACGGCTCGCCACCAGTTTGTTTTAGAACGCCCGACGGTATCGCCGTGTTCGCATTGCGATAGCGCGCGTCCTCAATTTTTAGCGCGGTGGCTATCGCCTGTTCAGATGAGTAGATAGCGCCCTGAATAGGGCTGATGAACTGCACAAGGTTTGCAGGGTCAATCTGGCCGCCCTGAAAGAAAACCTCTTTGGACGGTGCGTACCACACTGGGCCGTCTTGGTCTTGCGTGGTTATTGACCCGGCAGGCAGTCGAGTGAACGATGCGGGAAACCCGTCTGCGGTGCGAGAAAGCACATACCAAAACGCGCGACCAAAGAAAAACAAATCATCAAATGTCCACGCCATAAGAGTTTCATACGGAATCTGTGGGTCTGGTCGGCGCAACCATGAGCGAGGCGCAATATCGGTGTACTCCATTTCGGCCTCGGTCTCATTCCAAGACTCGCGGTACATCTTTAACGGCATCGCCGAAATAACACTGGCGTGTAGATCACGAGCACGGCTAATGGCGGGTACCTGCATAGCACGGTTGCGAGCATCGCCCTCAACGTACGAGTAATACTGGCCAATCATGTTAGGCCCTGCAAGGTTGCGGGAATATCCAGTGCCCGCCGCAGCTGCTTTCTGGACAGGTACAGGGCTGATCTGTGCTTTAGTTTCCTTACGGCTGAAAAGTGGCATTTAGATTCCTCGAATAGTGGCCTGCCGTCAATCCCGACAACTGACGACAAGCCTGCCTAAATAGTAACCGTACTACATCACAACGAGCATAGGTTTCTGTCGGTTTTGTGGTCGGCTCACTGCGGACACTGCCCACACCATGCAACGCGCCGCCTCTATCGGCCCGGGCGACTTTTGCGATGAGAGCACATAGCCTTGTGCGGTGCGTACACCAGTAGCCCTATTGACATGCTCGGCGAGTGTTTGGTTACCGTCGTGGAGTACCTTGCCTTCGAGGATCATGTTGCGAACTAGTGACGTGTAGCGGATTAACTCGGCGTATCCGGTCAGTTGATAGCGGCGCTTTAATGCGGTAGGCACATGAATCTCAAGCGTAGGAGTTACCAGCAGTAGAACTGACGGGTGCGTCATTACTCGCTCGACGTGTGTCCACATCTCCGCCTCGGTATCTACCACAAACTCAATCTTGGTAAATACCTGTTGGTTGTGCACCACTGATCTAACGCCGATATAGCGCGCCTCATCCACAGATGAATCCACAGCCAAAATGCCGCCTTCGGGGAACTCCTGGCTTGTTTTGCACTTGTCCCAGACGCCCGCATCCAGCCACGCACCACGCGACGCACTCCACTGGTTGCCGTGCGAACGCGGGAAACTATCCGACTTCACCGCAGCTTGTAAAGCCTTCACCGTAATAGTGCGCCCGAGTGCAGGGTTGCTAAGCCCCCAGTATTGCGGGTCTCTCGGGTCACAACCAGCCGGGATAGACCACTCCGCAAAAAACCTTTCGGACGTTACGCCCTCGTCAATCTCCTGCAAGGCAATAGATCGGTAGTTAATCATCGCCGTAGATGACTCGTCCCCGGCGGTAGACCACATCGACAGCAAAGGATTAGCGCGGGCAATCATCGTAGGCCGTAGCGCATCGTCCATAATCTCGGGGCTGATGTTCCAAAGTTCGTCCACGATGACGAGGTCGTAAGACCCGCCGTGAAGTTTTGTAGAAGCTGCGCGCACTTCCCAGCGTGACCCGTCAGGCATCTGCACAGACTTACGCCCCAACGCTTGCAGCAACTTCGCCCCAAACGACTCTTTAAGCACAAACGCTAAATCGTTAAATATCGCCTCGGCACGATCCAGCATGTTGGCCGTAGATAGCACATACTGCGGAGACTTGCGGTGAACTACCGCGTACTCGGTGAGCCACCAGCCAATAAGCGCCCGTAAAGCCACGGACTTGCCTTGTTGTCTAGCCGTACTCACCAAAGACTCACGAAACACTAAATCGCCGTTGTCATCGTGCGCCAACTGACCCGACAACGCCGTCACCTGCCACGGCATCAACTCGATGTTGAGATGACGTTGCGCCCAAGCCGCAACCGCAGGCCCATAAGAACATCCCCCCAGACCAGCAGTAACCAATCGCGGAAACTCCGAAGCAATCGGTTCCGATCCTTGCTCGTTGTCGTCAATATCGGCTAGTTCGGGCTGGTTTTGGTCAAAAAAGAGACGCGAACT